AACAAGATAACGGGCTCTGCCCCAGGTGGGGCCAACTCAGAGCATCAAATGGGGCCAATTCAGAGTAGCGAAATCAGATGCAAGCCCGCCCGCTCGGCCAGTAGTTCCTGGGAATAGCCCCGCTCCTCGCGGAGTTGCCGCAACCTGGAGCCAAATCGAGACTTAACGGAGCGTGGGGCCACACTCCTATGCTTGATTCTTGCCCACTATGAGTCACACACGATGAGTGTGATATTGTCTTTGGCAACGACCCCAGGAGCCGAAGATTAGCCGCTGCACCCCGAAAATCAGCATCCGCCTGGAATAAGAAATTCACCGATTTTCTTCTGGCAACGGGCAGGGGCGAGTGCGATGCTATGGAACTGGAGAGCCACAGTCATGCAGGACAACTACATCGAGTGCCCCGAATTGGCGGGCAAAACAATTCAAACCCTTCGCATATATAGGGATACGGGCGATGGCACCAACGTCCAAATCAATCTTTCCGACGGCACCACCTTCACCTGCTGTCTCGCGTACCGCCCGGACGTAGCGGCCACCTTATATGAGGGGAGCGTCGGAACGCCGAAAGTCCTCCAGAAGTACGAAGTGTAAGCGAGCGGATCGCGCATTTCCGGTCGGTTATGACGGAATGGCATAACCGTCTTCCGGGAATTCATTGGACGCGGTAGCACTCCCGTCCTAACTTTGCGCCATGGCTGACAACAAGTCAGCGGAGGTGCAGAGTGAATCGATTCCGCCGTCTCATCCGATCCGACGCCAATTGCAACCGGCTGCCAATTCCGCCCGGCATCCGTCGAGCGTACCCCTTCCTGGAACGCACCATCCTCGTGCTTGCTTCGGGTGGTGTCTTCACAGAAGATCCATGGAAACCCTGGGATACAGTCGAACCCTATCTTCGGCAAATTCTTGGCTTCATCGGCATCACTGACGTGCAAACAGTACGCGCACAGGGCACGAACATTCCTGCACTCGCCCCAAATGCGATCCTCTCCGGTGAACAAGCCATCGCCGCGCTCACACTCTAAAGGAGACAGTTCATGGTCACGCACATTATTCTCACTGTCAGCAATATCGAACGATCACTGGCTTTCTATAAAGCGCCGCGCTCAAACTCCAAGTGCAACAAACCTGAAAGGGATAATGTTGCATGGGCAAGTCATATAAGCATCTAAGTTTGGAAGAGCGCAGTTTGTTGCAAACGCAGTTGGAGATGGGCTGGAGTCCGGCGGCTATAGCCGCCGGACTCCAGCGTGCGCGCTCCACCGTCAGCCGCGAAATGGCGCGCAATGGGTGGCAATCCGAGCCTGTCCAGTGACAGCGCGGCAGGCCTCGTAAAGCGGGCGGTTACGCCCATCGCCACAGTTTTCCACCTGCTGGAGTGATCCAAAGATAAAGGCTCCCGCCGTCGCTCATGCGATATGGCTTCTCCTTCGCCTTGGCCTTGCGAATCTCTACATCTGTCAGCGGCATTTTTACCTCCGGAAAACATCGCTACCGAAAGTACCCCCCGATCAAGGAAAAGATCCCCCCCGAAATACCCCCGCAGCGCGTGGCTTCTATAGTACCGTTTTGAACGGTAAAATCCACAGAATCCTTGTAGATATTGGGTTTTAGTTGGATTATTGAACTTCTTCGAACTGTACAGAACTAGTCTATGGTGGGCAGTGGGTGACTCGAACACCCGACATCCTGCTTGTAAGGCAGGCGCTCTAACCAAAATCGGTAGGAGTCCTAAACTCCAGCCATTTGCAGACTATTTACTGATCTTGCTGTTGGTGATTCGCGGTGCAATGACCACATGTTCACACATAGGTAATCACCCGTATGTGACAACGGGCACAAATGGTTACTCATTTGGTTCCCCTGAGCAATGCAGACTATACGCCGGACCTTCCGGGACGTTCGCGACCAATCTCCTCTTGCTCCGCGACGCGATTGATGCAGTACCGCATCGTGTTGGTTTTATCTAGCCCTAGCTTCGCGGAAAGCCGTTCTAAAAGTTTAAGTTGAGCCGGCGATAGCGCCAGGTGTACCCGTTTCATTGCCATAGTGATGAGCGTAACCGTCCTTTTGGGTGCTACTTGCGCGCTGAATGCACACGTTCTATACACACGCTCAACACCTATGTTGTGGGCAGCAGGTGATAACAGTCACACAACAAGAGTGGAAGCAACGGAGAGTATATGTCGCAGACAGAAGATTTCCAAAACCGCACCACGCTAGAGATTGATTCGTTGATCGAGTTGCCTATCTCTGTCCTTGGGGAGCCAATGATTATCGTAATGCCGGGCCACCATGGCTCTTGCGGGGAGCGTACACCCTTCGCAACGCCAGAAGGTGAATTCGCGGAGCAACACACAATCAATCACGTCAACTGTCCAGCTTGTATCGCGGCCGATGAAGAGTTGCAGGGCGTGGATGCGGATTTCGCTTCCATGCTCTTTCCCGACGCGGGCAAATATTGGATGAGGCTCCGCGCGCAGTCCAGCCTGAAATCTGCTACTCATGCCGCCACTCAAGGCAATATCGACGCGCTGGAAAAGTTCTTTGGAGCCTTGCGTATATGCGACATCACACCAGGTCATATGCGCGGGTATCAGATCGCACGGCCACTCAATCTTATTCGTGTGCGTGGCCAGGATCTACATCCCTGGAAGCGCAAGGCCGGCAACATGCTTGTCAATCACGAACTCGGCGTGATTCAGCAAATGCTTCGACACTGCGGTTTATGGGCGCACATTCGGGAGTTCTACTTTCCACTCGCCGTGAAGGGGTGGTCACCATGCACGATCCTAACGGAAGAGGAAGAGGAGAGGTTATTTGATGTGGCTAGCCATCATCCGGAGGCGTCGCTTGCTTATTGGATTGCCTGCATCACAAACAACACCACGGCATCTGGCCTTGAATTACGCGGCTTGAGGCTCAAGAATCTTTTTCTCCCAGCCGATGGAATCGCGGAGATTTACATTCCGGAAGACAGCGTGAAAAACAACAGCCGTCCGCGCAAGATTCCTCTTAACGACAAAGCACGATGGGCGATTGGCGAGTGTCTCAAGAGGGCTCTGAAATTGGGATCGTGCGAACCTGATCACTATCTATTCCCGTTTCGCGTAGTGCGGAATGAGTTCGACCCAAAGCGTCAAGCATCCAAGTCTTGGCTACGGAAGAGTTGGGACAAACTCCGCACCGCAACTGGATTCTACGACCTGAGTCCACACGATCTGCGTTTCCACTGCATTACGCGAATGCTTGAGAACGACGTGAACCCGGAGACTGTTATCGCAATCGCCGGGCACGTCTCACGGAAGATGATGGAGTATTACGCTCATCAGCGGACACGGGTGAAGTATGCGGCAGTGCTAGCCATTGAGCCTAAGCCCAGGAAACGCATCATACCTTCCGCAACTGTCAGCGCTTCGACCTCCGCGCGGGCCGTACGGGTTCAATATCGGTGATCGGATCGCAACCCGCAAACGGGTTCTTGGCTTCAAAGTGACACAGGAACGCGGCGTTACAGATGATTGCGGCGGTGTTGTCATCGTTCGCGTTGCCGTGCTCAATATAGTCAAGCAAATGCTTCATCAGATGGTTGATGGTGGCCTTGCGGAACTCTACGCCGCCCGCGCGCCAGTTGTTCTCACCGTGGGCCTTGGCTCCCAGCGCCAGTCGGCGGGCCAGGGCCGCCACGGCCTCTTTGGGTATCAAGTCAAACCGCTCATTCAAGACGGAACGGGTTGAACCGCCTTCAAGCACTGCCTTGCTCATGCTCTCCCCTTTTGGGTTGTGTATCGTACGAAACAAAACGAGCCATCTACTTGTACCGGCGCTCACTTCCTCACGATTCCGAAAATGGTTGCGGCGTGATAAGCCAAATCGATTCCGCCCACGATCAATGCGGCCAGCCACGCGACACCTTTGCCACGTTCGCGCACAGACTCTATAGCTCCGATGCGCAAGCGGTGATCCTCAAGCGTGGCCTCAATGATCGGGATGCGCCCACGCTCATTCTCTTGGGTGTCATCACCGAACATCTTGGTATGGAACACGCGCAGATCGGCGCGCAATCCTCTCACTTCATCGGTTAGCTCGTTGATAGCCGTTTGCTCAGAGGGTGCCATGCGCGCGTAACTCCTAAGTTGACTATCTCCCTAAATGCAAAAGCCCCGCGAGTGCGGGGCTTTTGGTAAGCGGATAGACTGACTTACTGAATGTCTGCCTCGATTTCTGCGTACACGGATTCCATGGACGGGATGAACGTACTCTTGAAGTAGGTGAAGAATGCCTCGGCGTCGGTCAGCGTCTTGGCGTCCGCAGCCAGGTTGATGCCCTTGTCGGCAACATCCGTAGCAACATCGTCGATCACGCCGTTAGCCTGTTTCACGAGGTTCAGAACGGCCGCCTTGACTTCCGGCTGATCCTTGATCGCAGAGGCAATCACCGCCTCGGCTTTGACGCAAAACTCGATGGGGTGAACGATGGCAAATTCAACGCCCTTCTCAACTTCCTTGCCCACATCCTCGGCACCGACCTTGATGTCGTGCCCGATAGTCTCAAAAACATTGCCCATGCGAATAACCTTTCTTTGGCTTGTTGTCCGGTTGATGGTTGAGGTTGTTACTTGGCCGGCGTATGCCCGGTCCAAAGTTGGTACTCTGCCGCGCGGCGCGCCTTGAGCGCCGTCAACTCTTTTGCGCCGGCGTGATCCCATTGCAGGAGCTGGGCCGCCGCCGCATCGTATTGTTTGGCGTTGAGGTCCTTGAGCAGCGTGGAGCTTTCCAAACGGCCTTGACCTAGGTTGAAAACGAAATCCACCAACGCGTCGAACTGGCCTTGCGTGAGTGGAACCCGCGCCAAGCGCGAGATAGAGCCTTCAGAGAGCGCCAGATCGCGGCTAAGGATCACCGTGGCTTCCGCCTCGGTAATTCCGCTTGGATAGCTTTCCCTAGGCAACAGCTTGTGGCCGTAGCCGATAGTTGGAATGCCTTCAGCGTCGCGGTATGTCCTACCACGGAAGCCCTCGGACTGTTTCAGAATGGCCAAGCCCGCAACGCTAAGTTCCATAACTCACCTCTAAGGTGAGTGTGGCTTAAAACAGAAAAAGCGGGCCATTTCTGGCCCGCTCGCTCTGTGCACCGTAGTGTGTACAGCTACATGATCAAAGCCTCGACCGCCTGAGCATTGATCTGGTAGCCAGTAGCGTTTGGATGTACTGCACCATCTGCATACCAGGAGGGATGATTTGTATATTCCCCCCACTGAGAAAAGTTATCTACGACTGGCAACGGTGAACTCGAATTCGTATTC